AACATAACTAAATTTTTCTTTCATTATTTACTATGCATTAGTTTTTTAAATTCATCATCAGTGAGATACAAATCCATTGCCTTATTGACAAGCTTATTTAAAGAAAATTTTCTTCTCACACATTCTACCTTAAAGTCATCAAACTTATCAGGATCTACTTTTACACTTGTTAGTACTTGTTTTTCATTTGCCATAATAATATATGTTTATATTTGATAATAAATATATAACAAAATCAAAAAACCACTACTTGGAACATAAATCTTTTCTTTCATTAAATGGACACCATTGGCAAAGTCTACTTACATTTTTAGGATAAGTTTTCTCTCTATGTTTACCCTCTTTGTCAAATACATCTTGAATGAAGTCATTAAAAGACTTAGTAGCTTTATTTAGTTTTATCTTCCCTGCAGGTGGTTTAAATTCTTGAATCCTATGAATAGGATAGTCTGTATTTTCCCAGATTTTTCTTCTTGTGATGAAGAATTCAACTTCTATTTTATCTAGAGGAATTCCATACTGCTCACTAAAGAATTTTTTATAAAGAATAAGTTGGAATTGCTTTAATTCATCTTTTTTAGCTTTTTCATTCCAACCCATTGTGGAGGTTTTAATATCATATAAGTAAAACTTATCAGCACTTTCATTATACAATACTAAATCAATGTAACCTTTAAAATAAAGATTATTATTCAATTGTAGTTTAATAGGCAATTCACATCCTACCAACCACCAATTCTTCTTACTAAAGTATTGACCTCTTTTCTTTTTAACAAAATTGATAATTTCAATACCATCATCAAAGAACTCTCTTAACTCCTCAGGTGAGGAAAAATGGGTATTGTTATTATCCTTATATTGCTTTTTATACTCTCCAATCAAACGCTCTTGAAAGAAGTCAGCTATCTCTACTCTGTCAGCTTCTGCTCCTGTTTTCTCATAAAACACTGTTAGATAATGTTGTAGAGTTTCATGTAAAGCAGTTCCAAATAAAGCATGGATTGAAGGTGAGTCATCATAATTACCTTCCTTATAGCGGAGTGCCCACTTATGTGGACATCCCCTATAAGTTGAAAATTGACTGTAAGATAGAGATGTTTGAAATCTATAATCTAACTCAGGAAGTTTCGTTTGTTGAATCTTCTTTACTATTTCTGGGGCTTTTTTCAAGATGTTCTTGTTTTAATTTCTCCAAATATAATATCCCATCCATCAACTCATCTTGAGCATGTTCAATCCATTCCAGAGTAGAGAGATCTTTTCGATCAAGGTTAGTACCATACTTAGCTTCACCCATTACAGCTCTCTCTGTAAATTTATTAATTATTGATTTTACAATACTATCCACGAAGTACTTCTTTTCCGTTAAAATACTTACCAATCATTTCAAGCTTATCTTCAGCATTTGCTAGCATTTCAAGAGCTTTTTCAGCATCCTCAAACAAACCTTCAGTGGTATGTTCTCCAATACCAGCGGCTTTAGTAGTTAAAATTTCTAATGAAGCTAATGCTTGTGCTTTTTCAGACTCAGCTTTTTTACCTAAAGCCTGAAGTATATAATGTGATACATTCATTTGATTAATTTTTTGATTTCTTTTTCTTCAACACCTCTTTTAGTTAAAATAGCTTTCACTTCATCTTTTCCTAAATATCCTAAATACATTTTAGCTTCTCTTTTTGAAAATTCAAAATGTTTAGCTATAATTTCAGTTAAATCAGCATTAGGATCTTTAACTTTAGATTTAATATACTTAAGCCACACTTTTTTCTTAGGTATTAATTGTTTGTAAATGTTATAATACTTTTCTTTTTCAGTGTAAGGAATAGTTTGAACAAAATTAACTAATTCAATGTAGTTTTCATTCATTGATAAAAAACGGTTAATCATATAAGGATTAAATTCTTTTTTATCTTCCTCACTAAACTCAGACCAATGTCTCTTACTAAGAGTTATTTCATTCAGCCAATCAAATAGTGTCATACTCACCTCTCATATCTGGTGGAAGAGTGTCTTTCAAAATTTTACCAGTTTCAGGATCATAAAATACTGGAATTGGTAGGACAGCATCTTCTGAACTATTAGTAATAAAACGAGATACTTTACGGAGAACAAATCCTTGCTTCCAAACATCTTGTCCTGATTCTGTTGTGATTGGAGTAGTTTTACTCAAATCAATTTGAGGCTGAGCCTGCATGGTTTCTTTTTTCATTTTTTATAAATTAATTAATTTAGCTATACAAGCCATTATACAAATTTCTTGATCAATTCTAAAATTCTTATGATAGAGATACTCTTCAATTACAATAGTTGCTTCAGCTATGTTTGAAGTATATTCCTCAGCACGTTCATACAATACTCTATATAATTCATCAAAGTCACTTACATTAGCATTTGCTATTACTTGACGAACTTCACTAAATGATTTCTTCTTAAGAAATTTAATCACATCATTATGGTAGCTAGAGGATACAAGTACCTGTTTGTCTAAAACAATCTTCCCATCTTTAGAAGATGCTTGACAAGTGTTAATCATCTTTCTTAAGTCAGGATAGTGATTCTCTACTAGAAGTTTAAGATTTTCTCCTGTATGTTCTACTGACTCTTGATGTAAAATATTATGAAGATGCTTTGCTATCTCTCCTTTTGAAGGTGGAATAACTTTAAATACTTGACATCTAGATTGTAGAGGATCAATTACTCGTTCTAGAAAATTACAAGTTAAAATAAAACGAGTACTTCTTGAAAAAGTTTCTATAATGTTTCGAAGTGACGCTTGCGCCTGAATTGTCAAGAAATCAGCTTCATCCAATATAACAACTTTTAGTGGTTTAAATGAGGCTGTAGACGCAAATCCAGATACTTTATCTCTAATAGTATCAATACCTCTTTCATCTGAAGCATTAATGTAAATGTAATCACAATTAATACTATTTACAATAATTTTAGCTAGAGTGGTTTTACCTGTTCCGGCTGGTCCATAGAAGATTAGATTTTGGATGTCATTCTGTTCAAGATACTTACTAATTGTAGCTTTAATAGACTCACTACCTGTGTAGTCATCTAAATTTTTAGGACGATATTTTTCTACCCACAAACTATTTTCCATAACTAAAATTTTGTTTTAAATATACTAAAAGATCTTCATATCTCCAATTTACCCTAGTGTTATCTGGCTTCTGTAGTGTGACATATAAGTCTCCTTTAGTGGTTAATTGAAAATCCACAATAACATATTTACGATCTCCTCCTAGATCAATAAATTTTCCTAATAAACTTACTGCATCTCTCATTTTTACTCAGAGTATCCTTCTCCATAAAAGTCGAAGGTTTTAATTGGTTCAGGTTCTTTTTCTATTTCTACTCTATCCACAGCATACAAAGCTCCACCTAGAGGATCTAGGTAGAAAGCTTTGTTAAACTGTGTTTTTCTAAAGTAAGTTTCTAAAGCCTCAGTTAAAGTAGGAATAACTTTATCAGGCTCATCTACTAATGACCAACGATCGCCTGGAGGGCGACGTTGAGCTATTAATTGTTTATTCTCTACAACTTCTTTCATTAGAACATTCCTCCCATATTCATACTAGGAGTATCTTGGGTTTCTTTTTCTTTTTCTACCACAACACACTCTGTTAGAAGAGCTGTTCCAGCAACTGATGATGCATTTTCAATAGCACATCTAGTTACTTTAGCAGGATCAATAATACCTGACTCTAGGAAGTTAATGTATTTACAAGTCTTAAGATCAAATCCTACATTTGTATCTTTTTTACTCATACATTTACTTTCAATTTGATAGATCCCTGAGTCATCTACTCCAGCATTCTTAAGAATTTGTCTGAATGGTGTTTTAATGGCTTCTTTAACAATATTGTAACCAAGTTGATAGTCTTTAGTAGCCATTGTTGTAGTAAGCATTTTAGAGATATTAAGTAGTGCTACACCACCACCTGCTACAATACCTTCTTCAATTGCAGCTTTTGTAGCATTAAGTGCATCATCTACTCTGTCTTTAGTTTCACGCATTTCAGTTTCAGTGTTTCCACCTACATGAATTACAGCTACCCCTCCTACCATTTTAGCTAGACGTTCTTGAAGTTTTTCTACTTCATATGAAGATGAAGCTCCTTCAATTTGTGATTGGAGATTTTGAACCCTTTCAGAAATGGCTTCTTCACTTCCAGCACCATCTACAATAGTAGTTGTTTCTTTAGTTACAGTAACTGTTCGAGCTTGCCCAAGCCACTCAGGATCAAGTTTTTCCAACTTCATTCCTTTGTCTTTATCTACAACTGTACCTCCTGTAAGAGTGGCAATGTCTTCTAAAATTAGAGTTCTACGATCACCAAAATCAGGTGCTTTGACTGCACAAACATTCAAAATACCCTTCATTTTATTTACAATAAGAGTAGCAAGTGCCTCACCCTCAATATCTTCAGCAATAATTAAAAGTGATCTACTTTGCTGAGACATTCCTTCAAGCAATGGAAGTAGATCTTTAACTTGAGTAAGTTTTCCTTTATGTAATAAAATCATTGGTTTATGAAGAACACAACTTAGAGTATCATTATTAGTTACAAAATAAGGAGATTTAAATCCTCTATCAAATTGCATACCTTCTACAGTCTCCAAATAAGTTTCCCCATTACGAGATTCTTCAATAGTTACAACGCCATCAGCTCCTACATTTTTCATAGCAGTAGCAATCAACTCACCTACACTTTCATCATTATTAGCTGAAATAGTAGCTACTTGTTTAAGTTGATCTTCAGAAGAAATCTTTTGGGAAATTTTAGTAAGATTTTCAACTACTTCTTTTACAGCAACATCAATACCTCTTTTAATTTCTACTGCATTGTGTCCCTTATCACTATAAATAAGACCCTTATTATAGATCTCACTAGCTAGAAGAGTAGAAGTAGTAGTTCCGTCACCTGCCTGATCAGCAGTTTTAATAGCAGCTTGTTTTAGAAGACTTACTCCTGTATTCTCAATTTCATCTTCAACCTCAATAGATTTAGCTACAGTAACACCATCCTTAGTAGATTGAATTTGACCATTGGAATTAATAACTACATTTCGTCCATTAGGTCCTAATGTAGCAACAACTGCA